GTTCCCGGTGCGCACAGTCAGCGCCATGGTGGTGACGCCCTCGTACTTCACGGGACGTTTGCTCAGCCGTGAGCGCAGCGCCTGCCAGAACACCTGGTCACGCGTGCTGCCGCCCTTGACCGGTTCGGTGCGACGCATGCGGATCTCATACTGCCCGGGGGGCACGTTGTAGCGGTGCGTGAAGCCAATCTGGTTTTCTGTGCTTCGTGAATAGAACGGAGACTGCTGCTGCCAGGCGGTGGTGCCCACCTTGCGATACTGGATCACCAGGCGTACCGGCATGGAGCGCTTGTTTCCTTTATCGGTGTAACGCACCAGGCCGCTCTGGAAGTTGATATTCACCTCGAAGGTGTCCAGTGTTTCGCCATCCGGGCACGCCAGGAACGGGCCGACCCATTCGTAGTCATCGCTGACACCCGTCACGGTGGCATCCAGTAGCGTGCGCTCGGTGAATCCAGGCCAGGATGGGTCAGGCGTCGTAATGGTCTCACCTGCCGGGCCAGTGGTGACCGTTATCCGCTCAACCGTGACCGTCTGGCTGTCGATAGCCGTTATGCGGAACTGATTTCCGGCCAGGCCCAGAGAGAAACGCTGAATGCCCTCCGGCAGTCCGGTGAACGGCGTGCCAGCGGCGCTGTTGTAGGCCAGCGTGATGTGCGCCCTGACTTCCGCCGTGCCGCCCGCTGACTTCACGCCTGTCGTATTAACCGGGGCATCCCCAAACGCAGACGCGGGTAACGGGCTGTTCGTGATGGATCCGCCTGCGAAAGGGCTGCTGGCCTCACCGATTTCGAGACGCCCACTGATATCGCGGGCAACCAGGCCGGAACCGGATAGCTGCGATGTGATCGACGAAGTAAGGCCCGACATGGTGACGTAGTTGGTAACCAGCGATACTGCGTAAGTCGTTCCCTGCCAGCTGATGCTGAACGTCACAGGCGCGGTGCTGAAGTCGTAGGAGGTCGGCGCGGCGCTTGCAGTTATGGTTGCGGCACTGCCACCTACCCCCGGCACTGCCGGAACGCCCGGGGCATAGCTGGCGGTCACCAGGTCATAATCGTTGCCGTTATAGTTCAGCGTCAACGGCATGCCGACATAGGGGGCAAGTTCCTCTATCCCGCCATAAATCACGCTGTAGCCGCCGGACGACACGACCGTATAAGAGTTGGGGGCCAGCACGGTGATCACCGTCCCGACGGTCCATGAAGGAGGAATTTCCTCATCCCCGCCGGATGCCGATACGTCAACCAGCGTAATGGTGTTGTCCGACACGACCAGCGCATCCGCGATAATACTCACTGTTTCCGGGCCGCTTGAACCCAGATCCAGCCCGGCGGTACCGGAACCAGTGTTCCCCACCTCAGGTGAGTTGAACCAGTTTTCGGTACGGGTATCGCCGGATACGTCAGCGCCAGGTGGATAGATTTTGTAACTAATGTCAGTGCCAAATGAAGAAAATGGCGTATTCCCCACCTTCAGATCAGACTGGTTGATAGCCACGTCGCCGACGCATATGCACAGGAACATGCTGGTTTCCATGCTGGTCTCGTTGACGAAACGGCTCACCGGCTGCATCACGTAATCAGGCCAGACCCGGTATTTCCCGAAGATTTCCCGGATGGGGTCACCCAGTTTCGCCGCGTTTGCTTTGGCCGGGTTAAGGTCAATCTGATCGCCGCTCGCCGCCTGGGCGCCGCTGCCGCCGGGCTGAGACATCGTACTCATCATGTAGATGCTGTACGCAGCAGAGGCAACGGCTACGCTGACGGCAACCCAGATCGCGATTTCTGCGCCAGTACCGTAGGGCACAGGGTACATCCTGACGTCGGTTTCACGCTTGATAACGCACAGTGGCCACTCTGCTGGCGGAACAGGAGCGCCGTCGATTTCCACCGCGACCGGGTGCTGCTGATCCGGCCTCCAGCCCTTCACGTTCTGCTCAAACCAGGCGCTGAGGGTCATTGATTCGTGATGGTGCGTTTCCAGCGGCTCACCCGGCAGCCGGGAGGGGTAGATTCGTATCGTCACTGGTAATACTCCACGCGGACAAAGCGGCGCGCAAAACGCGCCAATGGCAGGAAGGTCACATTAGTGCGGGGGTTGCACTCAGCGGCGCATAACTGGCCGTCAATCTCAACCACGATGGCAACGTGCGTCACTACGGATCCGGAATAACAGGCAATACCCGCACCCGGGGCCGGTTCGCACCGGGTAAGGCCGGCCATTAGCCCGCGAGCCTCCCGATCGAGGCCGTTATCATCTTTCGTGACTCCGGCAAAATCAGGCCAGGGCACCAGGCCAAGGTCCCGCCTGATTTCATTGACGATGCCAAAGCAGTCGAGCGCAGGAAAAGTGCGTCCGCCCTTCAGCCAGTTAACTGAACGGTATTTATCATGAGTGAACATGGTGATTTCCTACTGGAGGTAGCGAAGGCCCGGGAAGTCTGGCAGCGTGTAGCGATAGCGCGGCCATGCGGTATCGAGAATATTCATGTAGCCAGCGGTGATCTGCACCTCCGTCGCGGTCCAGTACCCTTCTTTAATCGCCAGGGTAAACGGCGGCGTAGCGGGTGCGGAAAGGTCGGTCGAGACATACCGTCGGAAAGTCATGCTGGCATCGCTGAGGCTGTCAAGCGCGTTGCGGATCGCCGTTGAAACCACGCCGTCGATATTGCTGATGGCGAATTTCAGATCCTGGGTGCCGTCAGAATTTCGCGCCGGCAGCGCCACATCAATGGCAGACCCAAGGAATGTTGCCTGAGCACCATTCTCCAGCGTGACGGTAATGTCATCCCAGCCGCGGGTAAGCCAGTAATCTTGGCCGCCAACGATGATCTGCAGTGTGTCGATGATGACCTCGTCACCACCGCTGGCATAAAGCCTGTTCAGAACTGGACTGGTCATGCTTCAGGCCACTCCCTGTTTAACGCCAGATCGATAATATCGCTGCCGGCCACCAGTTCCGGGAAATTGCCCCACCCTGGTGGCAGCAGCGGTCGCTCCCATAGTTCCAGTTGCGCGCTGTAGCGCCAGTATTTTGGTGAAACCAGCGTCGGTCCCTCATATATGTCGGTGAACCGGCATTTATAAGCTTGCTGGCAGCCCAGCGGTGTTTGCAGCTTCATCAAAAACCATGCGGCGCCATCCGTAAGTGCATCGCGGAACCATGCCTCAAACAGCTGGGCCTGATTATGCTTTGTAAAAATCCAGTTAACGGTGGCGATAGTTGGTGTTGATGTATACTTTCGGCGCTGTCGGGCCCGGCCTGATGTCGTTTCGGTGCGCTGCAGCGGGCTGACAGGCTTGAAGCCATAACTATCCTGCAATGGCATCGGCAGGTAATCGTGTGGATAAAAAATGTCAGGCACGTGATCACTCCTTCCTGGTCCGGCCATAAAAGCCGTTTAAGGCCCTGCCAAACTCATTAGTTGGCTTTACCACCTGAGCCGCCATTTCCTTACGGATCGATATCACCAGTTGACGGTTTCGCTGGTCGATAGCTTCCAGCGTTGCGTCATCTGGTTTTCCGGTGAATGAATTCTGGATATGAACGGTTCCACCAGCCGAGGCCTGCCGGGACTGTTGTACCCTCTCCAGGGTCGCATCGAGCTTGGCAGAGGTGCTGGCCGTTACCACTCGCTCCCCTTTCTGCAGCAACCAGGTCCCTGTTTCCGGTACCCGGTCAATACCATCATGAGCCATACCGGCAAGCGACTGTCCGGCTATCAAAGCCACTGACGCGTAACCAACGGCGCGGATTGCTGTGGCCGCCGGTATCCCCATAATCAGGCCGCCTTCCGCCATAGCCTTGGTTGCTGCCAGTTCGGTGTTGATCACGGCCTGCGCCATTGCCGCCGCCTTGCTGGCAATAAACAGGGTCTTATAGGCAAGACTGCCCTCCTGCCCGATGCTCTGCAGTAGTTGCGCTGACTGGCCAGCGAGGTCTGAGAACATCGCCAGGCTGGCAGATGTGTATCCAGCCTGTATATCCTGTAATTGCGAAGCATTTGTCTTGTTAATTTCAGCAACACGGTCAGCGTAGGTTTGCTCATTAATCTCCTTCTGGTCGAGCAACTCTTTCTGCATCTCAAGCTGAGTTTCATGCCACTTTTCCAATTCTTTTTGCGCCTCAGCCACACGAATAAGTTCGCCGCTGGCACCGCCGACAGATGAATCAATACCACCGAACTTCGGAGCTTCCTGAACCGATGCTTTTGATATCCGCTCCATTGTCTTGCGGTATTCTTCAGTCGCAGGTGCAGCCTCTCGCAGCAGTTTAATGCGTTCACGAGTGGTATTTAGCAGCGCCTCCTCTGGCTCCAGCAGTTCCTTATTCAGGGATTTAAGCCGCTCTACAGCGTTAAGATGATCAAGCGCCGCAGAATTTCGAAGAAGTTCTGTCTTCTGAGCTTCAGAAAGTATACCCAGTTCACCCTGGGTTACCTGATATTTGGTTTTGGCGAGTTCGGCGTTTTGACCGGAAAGCGCGATCTGCTCCTGCTGCTGGGTGATGAGGCGTTTATACACATCCTCTGTTTTCTCACCTTCGGTTTTACCCCCTTTCGCCTTAGGTTTATTGGCCTCATTATTTCGCCATTCCGCAAGACCGTTATTAATCAACTCCTGACGGCCTGTCTGGAATTGAGGGTCACTGGTTAATCCCAGATCGTCAGCCGCATAACTCAGCCGTAAACGTTCTTTGGCCTCACCTTTAAGGCGTGACAACTCCAGATCCCGGCGACTCTTTTCAAGGGCATCGGTTTGCTTTTTGTCGAGATCGGCCTGAGGAAGTCTGAGTGGAACGTTAGCCAACCCCTGACGGGCCATTAGGAGTTGATTACCCAGCCCCAACAAACGGTTAAATTCGTCATGCTGCCCATTCATCAGCAGGAGAGATCGATAAGCCCGGTTTTGATTGGCCGCCTCTTCTCGGATGAGTGCCACCCGTCGATGCTCAAGCCCCTCAAGAACCTGCTGAATAGAAGCGGATTTTTCCTGCATCTGAGCAAGCCTTTCTTGCTCAACAGATAACTGCTCTGTAGCTGTAGCCAGCCCACGAGTCACGGTGTCCAAAGATGTCAGGTGGTTAATCATGAAACCACCGCTGGTAGTGGGGCCCGGATTACTGATTACTGACTGATAACCAGCTATCTGCTCTTTCAGGCTTTCAATCTTGCTCTTTTGTTCATCGATTAGCCTGTTCTGTTCATTCAGAGCGGCACGAGTTCTCTCTGCATTATCTGAAGCTTCAGGCAAAGTCATTGCCATCGACTTTTTACTGACTTCATCTATCGTACTGGCATATTCCTGGGCAGAACGCCTGGCCTGCTCCTGATTTTGATACACCGCATACCAGGCACCGGCTCCAAGCATCACTAATCCCGGCACGCCACCAATGAGCCCGAGGGCACCGCTTAAAAGGCGGGTGCTAACAGATGTGACGCTATTGAGATTGCTTTGGGTAGTTACACGGTTTGCAAGGTTCCGGTCTCTGGCGGCCTCAGCAGAAGCCAGGCGTCTTTCAGCGATAGCCTGCGCATCGGCATTTTTAGCTGCCACCAGCCCTGCCTGCGCACGCTCAAGCGCTGTTCTGGCTCTGACTTTCTCTGTGGCAGAACCGCTGGTTAAAGCGGTCGTCAGCCTGGCCTGGGCTGCAGTGACTTTTGCTTCTGCCGCAGCAATCTTCTCTTGCTGAGCAGCCTGAACATCTGCGCCACGCGATCTCTGCACAGCTTGCTGAGCCCTATAAACTTCTGCCCTTGAGGCTGCAACGGCAGACTGTGCAGCCTTATCCTGTGCAACTGCAAGAGCAACCTCTGACTTAGCCGCAGAAATTAGCGCGCCGGTTGCGCTCGTGGCGCTAGTTGCCACTCCACTGAGATATCTTGCCAGCCCAACGCCAACAAGCGCTCCAGCAACTGTTGTTATCGTAGACATATTGTCGGCAACGTCACTCAGTGCGCCACTTACTGCCGATGAGGTAAATGAATCAAGAGTCTGGGCAACTCCGTCCAGGCCACCAGATAGCGCATCAGTAGCACCAGTAGCCTGGTTGATACCTCCAACCCATGCCATGAAGGAGTTGGTGACTTTTTGCAGGGATCCGGAAACTGTTTGCGGCATGCTGGCAAACTCACCCTGTAATGAACCCAACTGGCTCATTAATGCAGGAACAACCTTATCGATCGTAAGTTGCCCCTGGTCAGCCATGCTCTTCAGGTCTTTGCGGGCCACGCCCATTCCGGCGGCAAGTGCACGGATGACACGATCACCTGCTTCGTTAACGGCGTTGAATTCTTCGCCGCGAAGAACTCCCTGTGCAAGCGCCTGGCTGAATTGTGTGATAACAGAACTTGCTTCCTGGGTATTTGCTCCTGAAAGTTTGAGGCCGGTTGAAACAGCCTCGGTAATTTTCAGGACTTCATCAGAGCTATACCCGTATTCGCGCATGGAAGCTGCTGCGCGTGAAAAAAGGTTTGCGTTATCGGAAAATGCCGTTCCGGTTCGCTGGCTGATTTCCATTAACTGGCGCTGAGAGACTGCAAAATCATCAGCAGAAGAAGATGCCTGCTTAAGGCGCGCATTTACAGAATTCCACTCATCTGCAATCTGCACAAGTTTGCCAGTCGCAAAAGCTGCCGTAGCGGCGGCAGCAGCCCTTCCTGCCGATGCAAAACCATCAGTAAGATCGGATAATGCTCTTTCGCTTTCACGCGATGCTGCTGTGGCCTGCCGCCCGCCATTTTGCATGGTGCGGTAATAGTCCTGCCCCATGCGCGAGGCGCGGGAAATTTCCGTCTGGAATGATTGCGAGTTAGCGGAAATTTTGATTATTAACTCACGTAAAGTTGCCATTTATTCTAACTCCAGACGTAAAAAAACCGCCGAAGCGGTTTTATTTTTTTTATTTCCAGACCTTTTGCCTGGCTTCTTCGAGGTATTCTTCATCAGTCTTAACCGGTGGGGAATCGACTGCTAAATCACTACCACAGTGTTTACATTTAATAGCTTCGTTTTTGATTAACTCTGCGCAGAATGGGCACTTCTTCATGCCATCGTTTTCAATTAAGTCTTTTTCTTCTGCCGCAACATCCTTCTTTATTACCAGAGAATGCACAAAAGCGATTATAAACAGCAGAGCACCATACACCCACCATGCAAAGAAAGATCGCCCTTTGCTTTGAGCAATTAAGGCTGGAATTAAGCCTATCACAATTGAAACTAGTAAAATTTCCATTTAGGTTCCCCAGTATTATAAGTCTAAGAATCCTAATATTATCTGGGTCAAAAGTCACTGCGTTGCGGCAGTAAGTGCAGCCTCAAGACCAGCAAAGGGATCTTCAGGTGCTGATTTCTTGTCATCATCCCAGCGCAGGATTGCATCTTCCAGCGGCACTTTGACCCCCTGAGAACCATAAACGGCAGAGGCTATCTGGGCGGCCTGAATGTCACCGCGAATATCGCCAACGGGACTTTGCCTGTCGAACTCAATCCACATCAGAAGCTCGCTCGCCGTCATGTTCTGCCGAAGCTCTGAAAGCGTGCGCCCCATGCGGAGCGCAAGCGACATCAGGAACTTTACGCCGGGGGTTGCGACTTTTCCCGCGCTTCTTCCGCGTTATTAATGAGGTCCAGCGCCTGTTTCAGCAGACGGGAATGAACGGGGCCGTAAATTTCACGCACCTGCTCATCTTCATCGACGCTGAATACCGGTTGCTTATCGGTGTCGCACAGGACGTCAATGAAGAGAACCACGTCAGCGCAAAGATTACGGTGGGCCTTTTCAGATACCGACACATTTTCATCGTCAGCACCGACTTTCACTACTTCCTGCCAGCGCAGCCAGGCTTCGCCAGACGGCTCACGAAGAACAACTTCGACGCCTTCCCACTCAGGAACCGCCACCGTCTTATGACGAAAGCCTGACATCTTCGCCATGGCTAATTTTTTCAGATTTTGCGACATCTGTTATGCATGCCGGGCCAACCCGGCATCTCCATTAATTGACGGTAAGGGTACAAGTTGATGATGTAATTGTCTTAACCGGGGCAGAAGAATCAGTGACCACGCAGGTGTAATCTCCCGCATCACCCGAAACAGCGTTGGATTTATTGAATGTGTCAGATGTTTGCCCACTGATGGTGACACCACCTTTCTTCCAAGCATAGCTGTAGGGAAGTTTACCGCCAGCGGCGGCGACCGCCATACTGATCGGCGCCCCTACCGCTACAGATTGTGCGGCGGGCAAATCAGTGGTCAGTTTAAGTGCCGGGTCAATCGGTACCGGCTTCCCTTTCAGACGCAGGGAGAACGTTGCCGCCACTACGCCGTTAGTACCGGAAGACCAGGTGTGCTGACGAACTTCGGCAAGGAACTTAAAGCCATTGCCAGACGGGAAGATGATCTGGAAGCCATAAACCGTGTCGTTGTCATACGCATCACGCAACGCATCCTGCGCAGCATTACGGTAAAAGTTACCTGACAGTGAAATCTCCGAAGGGGCCGGGAGACCATTGACGTTCTCCTGCTCAGTGGAGCATAGCGTGGTGACGTCAATATCCTGTTTTTGCCCGCCGGTGAACTGCGCTTCTTTGAGAGTGCAGCTCAGATCGAGATAGACAGCGGTTTCCATTGCGTCGCTGGTCGTTGGCAGTGACGAAATAAGGATTTTCGTCAGCTGCGATTTTTCATAATTCGAGGACATAGTGATCTCCGGATATAAAAAAGCCGCCCGGAGGCGGCAGAGTTAATATGAAGGGTGGCTTTATTGCCAGATCTGAACTTCAAGCGTGGCCCGGTAAAGTCCGGTGTCCGGCTCGTAGCCGTTAATCTCGTTCAGTCCGACAGGATGCAGATCGGACAGAGCGGCTTTAACCTGAACACGCAGCGCCCGGGCGTCATCAATCGACGAGGCCCAGGCATCAACCTGAACCGTGCTTGCCGTTTCTGCCGGGCCGCAGAAAACATCCTCGCTGACTGATCCCGGGAGCAGATAAATCACCCACGGTGCCGTGGTACCCTGCGGCGCAACGTACGGAAAAACGTTTCCGCCTGCCAGCGCACTGAGCCGCTGATAGATGTCAGCTTCTGTCATTTCGCCAGCACCTCATCAATGGCCTGATTCATGCGGGCAAGCGCTGCCTGCGTAGCTTCTTCCTGCCGGGTATCGAATGCCGGGCGAACGAAGGGGTGCGCAGGCATATTCGATGTACCGATCTCAACGAAGCGCCAGTAAAAAGCGTTGCGCGGATTGCTGGCCTTCATTTTGTTGTCGCTGTTGCCGGTGTCCGGGTTAATGCCCCGGATATGCACGCCGGAAGCGATTTCGCCGCGCCGACGACCCTTCTGGGTTACCACCACTACGTTTTTTTTCAACTTACCGGTGAGGACGGGCGCACGATCTTCTACCTCCTGTCGCAGAACTTCTGCACCAGCACGCGTGGCATCGCGCAGGACCTTATTATTTTCAGCCCTGCTGAGCGTCTCCAGATCCTTCGCGATATCTGCCAGGCCGGAGAAATCAAGACTCGTTGAAATCACTGTTTCACCCCCTTCTCGCAAAGCAATTCGAGCCTGGTGCCGTTCTCGGCAGAGATAGCCGATTTGATGTCGTATATCTCGCCATTACCGGTTGGAGGCAGGTGAACGGCGCGCCATCCTGTTGAAACCGGAATTCCTGGGTAGCGGCGCATCCAGATCCGCGTAGTGGTGCTGCTTATCTCGGCGCCGCCATCTATCATTTCCCGCCCGGAGACGTCCGCCACCTCAGCACGGACTGAAGTCACATCCACCCAGCCAGTGGCAGGCTGCCCGGAAGGCAGGCGCCCCGACGCTGGCTTTTGTAACGTAACCCGGTGTCGCAGTCTTCCCGCTCTCATACGCCATATATCCGGTAAGGTTGAAGAAGTGCTTCGGTTGAGAACTCCAGAGCGGCGGTACTGCTGCCAGTGCTGACCGTCTCACGATTGGCGTACCAGTGCGCGATAAGCATCAGCATGGCCATTTCGATGTCTTCGCCATAAAGCAACCGATCAGGGTCAACGAGATAGTCAGGATCATCGGCAGTGTCATAAAGCCGACGGCGGGTCCATGTTTCGACGTACCGCGCCGCAGCTTTAATACTGGTGTCGATCCAGATATCGTCTTCCGTGAAATCCTGCTCAATGTTGCAGTGGCGCTTAACCTGCTCTTTGGTCAGCATGCCCACCCCTTATTTGGCCTTGCCATTCCCTTTCGGCTTTTGGTCTTTATCAGGATCCGGATTTTTCTCGCCAGGCTCCTGAGCGTAACCGCTGGCCAGAAGGTCGCGTCCGTGTTGCTCCAGCGTCTCGAACTCGGTGCCTTCAGTGAGCACGCTGCCTTCAAAGTAAATGGGCTTGATAGCGATCAGCTTCATGGCTGCCTCCTTAAAGGAAAACGAAAAGCGGCCCGCAGGCCGCCGTTAAGGATTACGCACCGCCACCTGCAGCAGGCGCAGTGAAGGCTCCATAGATAAACGCTTCCGGCCGTTTCACCGCCAGCGCCAGGCGCTCTTCGCAGCGAATCGAGATCATGTTTTTCTCGAAGTCGTCGGCGTTCTCAGTGGAGATCACCACGTTGGCATCTTCACGGTCGAACAGCTGGGCAGCGGCGTTGAATGCACCGGTCAGGAACTTGCCCTGGAATGCTGCGGCTTCGGTCGCAACCACCGGCAGGCCCCACAGGGTTGGCCCGGTCAGGGCCGCCGGGTTCGCCAGGATATAGCGGCCCAGCGTGTCCTTGGTGAGTTCAATCTTCGCCCAGTCGATGAAGTGCAGGACGTGGCCGGAAGCCGGGAAGCGCGCCAGCTGCGCCTGCAGCATTGCGAGGCGCAGATCGTCGATGCCGTTCTGCTGCTCAACAGTAAAGGCAGCGTCATAAGCAGACGCCTGCGGGACGATGCCTTTCAGGTGCGCGCCGGTACCATCGCCGAAGAGAATCTCCTGCTCTTCGACATACTTCAGACCGTAACGCATCTCGGCGTCGATAGTGGACTGCAGCTGCGCGAAGTCATCCAGGATCTGTTTGGACGCCTTGAACATGTGCGCGATGGTGGTGACCGGAGTGATCTGCGTGGCGAACTGGATATCGCTGTACGGCTTGGCGGTGCCTTCCGGCACGACTTTCGCCGCATTGGTGAATCCGGTCTGCTGCACCCAGAAGATGGCTGGCGCCGAGGTGCGGCCCGGAGCAATCAGATCGCGGATGAAAAGGCGCTGTTTCGGTGCGGTGTCGATACCCGGCAGGCGCTGCGGTTCAACCACGCCGGTGGCGACATCCGTGGAAATCAACGCGGCGTTCACAGGCACGCTGACGCGCTTACCGCCTTCCACGCTTGCCGCGAATGCTTTCAGTGCTTCGCTGCTGATAACGGTCTGGCCGACGGTCTCGATAATTTTTGCAGCGCTGGCCAGTGGCATCTGAGCTACCTGCTGCTCAATTTCACCTACTGAAGATTTCAGCGACTTAAGCGCATCGTTCAGCGCATTGTGTTCAGTGGCAATTTTATCCACTGCCTCTTTGGTTTGCGCAGACAGCTGACCAGAGCTTTTAGCCTCCTTCAGCGCGTCCTCGGCTTTCTGGCTGAAAGTGCCGGAAACTTCTTCCAGCTTCGCAGAAACTTTTTTCAGTAATTCGTTAACTTCAGACATGGTCTTTCCTTATTGGCCGAACGCCGCCAGGGCGTCTTCAAGTTGTTTGATATTGTCAGGGTTGATTTCTTCGGTAGCGCCCGGCGTACCTTCAGGGATGGCAGCAGCGCCTGGCTTGCTGCCGGATAAGGCTTTAAGAAGTTTTCGACGCTCAGAGCGCGGCGTATCGGTTTTGGCCAGCAGCGCATCAAGCTTGCGCAGCGCCGCCGCCGGGCTGTCGTCGTCGTCAGCAATTTCATCAGCGGAGAGGAGGCTGTCAGCAAATCCTTTCGCCACCGCGTCACTGCCGCCAATATAGGTTTCTCCGTCCATCATCCTGTCGACGGTGGCGGCATCAAGACCGCTGCGTGCCTGGTAGATATCGCTCATCGCTTTATCAAACGGCTCCATGTCAGCGGCGATCTGCGCCAGGTCGTGACGGTTACCCATCGCATAGACCCAGCAGTTGTGGATCATCAGGAAGGCGCCGCGTCCGATCTGTACATCATCACCGGCCATCGCGATGACCGACGCGGCGGACGCCGCCAGACCCAAAATCTTCACAGTGACTTTGCCGTCGTACTCACGCAACAGGTTGTAGATCGCCAGGCCTTCGAACATGTCGCCGCCCGGGCTGTTGATGTTAACCGTCACGTCAGCACCGCCGAGCGAGCGCAGCGCACCCGCAATGCGGCTGGCCGTCACACCCTCTCCCCAGTAATCAGCGCCGATCACGTCGAAGATGGAAATGCTGTTGTCACCGTCCCGGGCGGCGCGGATGCCGCCGTTCCAGCGCTCCATTGCCGCAGCCGGCAGGTCAGGTTTTTCGCGCGCAAAAGGTCGCCCCTCCGGCGCAGCCGGAAGGCTTTTAATCGTCATGGATGCTCCTAAGCCGCTTTTTTCAGCGGTGACTGTTCGAAGGGAATATCAGGGAATACGTGGTTATGAACCTGCCGCAGCGCGAATGCCTGCGCGGCCTGGCTGTTCTGTTTAAGATCTTCAAGCGGCGTCAGGTTGAGCTGCACCGTGTAAATATCGCCGCCTTCGATAGGAGGCATATTCTCCAGGCGGCGCACATCGTTGCGGGACATCCAGCCGTTCTGCAGCGCACTGGTGTAGTACGCCGCACGGCCAGCGCTGTCGGCGCGTAGCAGCCCTTCTACTGAGAACTCGGCGAAGAGGTCCTCTTCACCGTTCAGCAGGCAGCGGGAGATCTCCTGCTCAATGTTCACCAGCAGCGGACGCAGCGTATGGGTCAGGAACTGGAGATTCATCCCCTCGAGGCTTGATGCCCAGCTGCTCTGTTTCGAGGTGTGGCCCACCATAAACGGCGGTACGCGGAACCAGCGGCAGATCTCCTCAATACTGAAGGAGCGCGACTCAAGCATCTGCGCCGCCTCGGGGTTCATGGTGACATTCTGGTATTTCAGCCCGCCCTCAAGAACCATAATTTTTCCGGCGTTTTTAGAGCCGGTAAAGGCCTGCATATAGCCCCGAAGTCGCTCTCTTTGATCCTTATCAAGCGCAGCATCAGCAGAAAGAAAACCAGAGCTCTGCAGGCCATTTTCGAAGATCTTGGCGGCTGACTCTTCGACGGCCATCGCCGCGCCGATCACGTCCCGGCCCGTCATCATGGGCATCATGCCGCAGACACCATCGAGGCCAAAGCCCCGGATGTGCATCAGGTTCTTCTCCAGGATAACGCGTTTCCTGCCGTCTTCGGTGTAGGTGTACTCAAGACGACCGGTGTCCAGCCGCTTTACTACCATGTTCTGGGGCAGCAGTGGCACCAGTGATACCAGCTTATTGCCGATAAACAGCTTCTCGACAAAGGCATTACCGCGCAGGCAGATGCTGGCCACCACCATGAGCATAAAGCGCGACGGCGTCATTTCAAGATTCGGACGGCGACAAAGCACCTGGTAAACCGGATGATTCTGCGCCAGCTTGCGCGAGCCATCAGCCTGCCGGGTGTAAATTTTAACCGGCAGTGTGGACACCGACTCGCTCAGAAGCCGGACGCAGGCCCAGACCGCAGAAAGCTGGATCGCCCGATCTGCAGTCACCACCTTGCCGCTACTGCTCATGCCATACCACTCCTGCCAGAACGTTCCGGTAGTCAGGCTGATGGGCACGCCCAGCCAGTTGAGCAAGGCGCTTTTTACCTTGCCCGGCTGCTTATTTTTCTTCATCAGAAACCTACCATGATGGGATTTTCAAAGAAGCCGTTAAGATCCTGTCGGGTCTCCGGCAGCATGGCCCGGCCTATATCCATGATCAGGGCAGTGGCCCCGTCGATTTTGTTCTCGCTGTGCTCCTTAATGGGCCGCACAACGTCATCGTTACCAGGGAGGTGCTTGCCCACCACGTTAGAGATACACCATGTCAGTATGGGATGGCCGTCATGGTGGAAGCGTCCGGCCTCTATCGCCGCCTCAAGCTCTTTCATCGGATCCGACATATTGGTGTAGTTCTGGACGATGGTTATCGGGCTGAGACCCTCATCGGCCAGATGGTGGGACAGGTTAGTGGCTCCGTGGGGGTCAATGGCAGATTCCTCTACCGGGTTCTGCCGGTTGACCGCCTTGGCTTCCTCCAGGATAACGCGGTAGTCGATCTCTGCCCCTTCGGTTACGTCCAGATGGCCTGAGTTCACCCACTTCTGGAAGCGTTCAGCAGTACGCTGATGATCGGTGTCGGTGCTGTATACCGTGTCATAGGGCACCCAGAACTTAGGCGCTACACAGTAATAATGCCGCCTGCCATCAATATCACGCGTGAAGATCCGCACCATGCTGTTCATATCGAGCTTTCGCGCCAGGTCGAATGAGAGGTAGCAAGGCTGCCCCTCGAACTGCTCTATTGTCAGCGTCTCATCCTCACAGTTGCGCCAGCTGACGAGGTTGAAGTAAGCCGCCCGGGCTGATACCCAGATGTTCAGATGCTTGGTTTTGAAAACGTTGGCCTGGCGGGCGTTGTTCATGGCCCGCTTCTGCTGGCTCAGCAGGAAATCGCTGTAGACAGAAATACCCATATTGGGGTTCGCCTTGCGCAGCACCGCCGGATCGGTCCAGTCGTCACCCTCATCAACGGTGTAAATCACACCGAACAATTCATCGTTAGGCACTGTGCCGTTCAGCATTTCAATGACTTCCCGGCGCTTGTCGTAGCACGGTCCCTCAATGTTGTAGCCCGCAGTGGTGATGGCCCACATCAGCGGCTGACGCCGGGCGCCCATACCTGTCAGCATGGTGGTGTAGAGCGCGTCGGTATCGTGTTCGTGATATTCGTCCACAATGGCGCAGCTCGGAGAAGCACCATCGCCAGGGTTGCCGATCAGCGGCTCAAGACGGGCACCATCTTCCGGCCGGTTCATGTTGGAGGCATTAACCTCCACTCCAAACGCGTCACAAAGCGCCGGGGTGCGTTTACACATCAGGCGCGCCGGGCGAAACACTTCCCACGCCTGCTTTTCTGTCGTGGCGCCGGAGTAAACCTCTGCGCCAAACTCGTCGTCACAGGTGAAGCAGAACAATGCCACACCGGCAGAGATCGCCGACTTACCATTCTTACGCGGGATCTCGGTATAAACCTCGCGGAAACGCCGCAGTTTCGATCCCTTGCGTACCCAGCCGAACGCGGAGCAGACGATAAACAACTGCCAGGGTTCCAGGGTAATGGGCATGCGTTTGAAGGCCCACTCACCTTTCGTATGCGGCAGGAGCTGGATAAACTTTGCCGCCTTTTCCGCCAGGTCTTTATCGAACCGGTATAGAAACTTTTTCGTTTTCTCTTTCGCCAGATCATCAAGGTGCTGCTGGCACGCATCGATGACATAGCGGCACGCCACAGTCTTCCCCCGGACGATGTCGCGGGCATACTGATTTGCAGCGTTCACGTTAGGGTAGGCTTTGCTTGTCATAGATTTTTAAAGGGGTTGTCCGACTGTTTTTTGTTCCCACCAATCAGACGCTGCCTGCTGCTGGGATCCAGCCCGAGCATGCCTCCGAAGGAGGCCATCTGCCGCATTGCTTCATTCAGTACGGTCAGCGCCGGGTTTTTGATCACACCGCCCATTGCGCCGGTTACGGTGATTCCGTTTTTAGCAACGTCCACCTGCGCAGCGCGGGCGTTGGCATAGGCCACACAAAACATTTCGAGGTTGTGTAAATCCGTGGCGCACAAAACCTCCTGCGCGCACAGCTCATTAGAGATCATTCTCCACATTGTCGCAGCGGATTCGCTGAGCCACTCGGGCGGGTCAACGCCGGTTATGGGTGTGAAGGAGGGTTCTTCTTTATTGAGGGCGCGCTTACCCGGATTGCCTGCCAGCAACTTCCGGGCAGTCGGCTTGGCGCGGCGTCCGGATCGGCCCGTCGCTCCAGCCATAGACGCTCCAGTTAAATTTTATATTTCGCGGGTGTAAAAATCTGACTGAGGCGGCGGTCCTTAGCAGGCAGGGGCCTGAACTTTTGACCCGCCCTCCCCCGGTAGTGAGAATCGATATCATTCACCTCAAATGATTGCATTTGAAATCATTTCTCTTTCCATCAGTCGAGGTGGAAGTCATCACTGAGGTTGCGGCGCCGCGCGCTGCTGGCATTGTGCGGACAGGCGCTGGAGTTATGTCCTGACTGGCCACAGTAACCGCAGCGCAGGTTCGCACGGCGGGCTGAGCCTCCCCATGTCTTTGGGCAGTTCGCTACGGTGTGCAGCGTCGAGCCGCAGTAGGTGCAGCGTGTATAGCTCATCGGGTTCTCTCCGTTGCGGTCTTGCGCTTATGGCATGGCCAGCACAGCGATTCGAGATTGCTGTCGTCGTCTGTGCCGCCGTGAGCTTTCGCGATGATGTGGTCGACCGTTTCTGCCGGACGCGGTATGCCGCTGCGCAGGCACGCCTGGCAAATGTGACGATCACGTTTAAGGATGCGGGCGCGGATGATGTCCCACTTGCTGCCATAGCCGCGCTGGTGGCGGCTCAGTCCTCGCTGGTGCTGCTGCCACCCTTCGTTACGGTGCGCATCGCAGTAGCCGGAACGGTCTGTGGTAGTGCCGGAACATCCGCGTTTACGGCAGGCGCGAGGGATAGCTGCTGGCATATTGTTGGCTCCAATAAAAAAGCCCCGCTTGAGCGAGGCTGTGATTTATCCCTTATAGGGTATATTCCCGATTTATCCGCTATAGACATTATCAAGCCCACCAGCAGATGGGCTTTGTAATGGCTTAACAATCAGAGTCAGGACGCGCTACAGCACGACAGGCCCACATGCAGGCTTCCTGCATTTTGGTGCGGGCGATGGACAGGCAGCGCAGGGCATCATTGCACTCTTCTTTATCCGGTGCGTCACCTTCTTCAATCTCAAGGTGAATGTGGCTGCGCTCGATATCAAGCTTTTCGCAGAAATCACGGCTAATCGCTTTCAGCTCATTCATTTGCACAATATCGTCAGCGGTCAGGGTCCGATAACCTTTTACAGTGCTGCCATCCTGCGGTTTTGCTTCGCTCATCAGGTTTCCTCAGTTATTAAAAAGCCCCGCTATTGCGAGGCTCGGTTTCTACTTTATGGCGTTGTAGTACGCCTGCCAGCGATACTTATCCAGTCGCAGCTGCCGTAGACATTGCGCCGTCTCGATGTCCGCCTGCAGATCTGCGTCGCTGTCTGCACCAACATCACTTCCCTTGCACGGGTCCTGCATCAAATCCGCTGATGGAATTGGCAGCGTCGATAGCCTGTTGCCGCAGCCGGACAGACTCATCATCAAAATCACAAATGGTACGATTTGGATCCTGAACATATTTCACCACGTCGCGGGTTATGGTTCGGTAGATGATCCGGCCTTCGTCGCTGGCCTTCGCGGCCTTCTGCTCAACAGGCTGAATCGCCTTCTCTGCTTTGGCGCGCTTATCGGCGGCCAGGGCATTGATGTGGTCAGCGTGGGCGTACCAGCCATTCCGGTAACGTAGCTCGCCATAGCCACCTGCCAGCAGTACGGCCATGAGAGCGATCAGCAGAATCGTTCGAAGGCTAAAGGTCATTCTTCCCCTCCGCCAGGCACATGCTGCGCTCCATTTCGCGCCGGTTCTGGAGACCCTTCCACTTCATACCACCAGCGTAAACCCAGCGGCGCATCTCTTCGCACGCTCCGTCGTGATCACCTTTGTTCAGCTTGCGAAGCAGTGTGGACTTCGAGAACGCGTCAGAACCAACGTTAAAGACAAAGCTGTAAAGCGCGGCGCGCTGATATTCGCCCAGCGACACCTTCACCAGATTGTCTACCGTACGCTTGGCTGGCTGGAGGTCTTTCCATAGCAGCTGGTCACATTCGCGATCGGTATACTTCTTCCCTCTCACGATATCCCGGCCCGTATGGCCGTCGCAGACAGTCCATACCCCGGCGACGTCTTTATAGGCTTCGTACTTGCGCCCTTCGACGCCATCCTGCCCTCCGAGGAACAGCGAGGCAATCAGCATTGCACCGCCACCAGCTGCGGCGATCAGTTTATTGCGAAGGCTGCTGGTCATTGGCATATCAGTCTTCTCCAACTTTCACCGCCGGGCCGTATTTCTCCAGCGCCTTAACCTGCGCATTGGCGACCTTGCGTTTGAAATACCAGTTAATGAGTCCGGTAACGATAATCCCGGCAATACCTGCCAGTACGCCGATGGCGCTCCATTCGTCAGGACTCAGTTTTGTGAGGACGCCGTTCAGGATGGTTCCTCCTGAGGTGCCGAGGGCGACTCCGGTGACAAGTTTGCTCATACGGGACATTTCTCTCACCTCGCTGTTCGCGGGTGTTGTGTTGAAGGGATCAGGCTCTCCGGATGAATTAACGACAGGACCTTGATGGGGGTTCCGGGAGCCTGAGATAAAAAAAGGCCCGCGTTTTAAGCGGGCCTAACTGAGTTGGAAATCTAAGTAGGTAGATGTTTTACCTCGCCATCATCCATACAGCAGCTGTGTCGGGCAGCGTCACTGACCGGTCAGGATGTCCGGTTAATGGTTCTGGCTTGGCTCACGATTAAATAATAGCAGTGGTTAAGAAGTGCATATAAAAAAGCCTGCTTTACGAGCAGACGATATTTAACTCAGAAATGGATAATAAGACAGGTGCCGGGTGCCTCCCGGTGACTCGTTACCAGTCATACGAGCCGCAAGCATATCTGCACTTAGCAGTTAACTGGATTGCCCCGCCGCATAGGGGGATTCACCTGACTCATGACCATAGCAAAAATTTGTCAGAATTCTAAGTGTCGATGCTCAAACAGAAAACTGGGAGAAAGCTCCATTAAGCCATCGAGCGGCACGCTTCTGCACAACGAAGGCAGGCTTCAGAGCATTTCTGACAATGTTCTGCTTCGTGCTTCCCACATTCTTCACCGCATTTCTGACAGACTTCTGCGCAGACCCGGCATAGCGATCTGGCAAATTCACTATCAAAGGTCATAAATTGCGCTGCGAGCCGACAAATATTCGCGCACTGCATATCGAGTCTTATGCACTCACGCATCATATCCACTTGTTCTTCTTTCAGACATGAAGCAGCACAATAATCACAGGCAGCCGCGCATTTGTAGCAGGCTTCGATGCATTCAGCATGGTTAACTGGCATAGTTCGCTCCTTTCAGTCGTAAGCAGAAAACTAAGTCTGGTTACAGGAGTGCGATGATGCCAGTTAATAGGAGCGTTATTCCAAATTCGCCTAAATTGTAATTACAGGGAACGCATTCGAATAACGACCACCTTCATCAAACCCGGAACGACCGACGAGATCATGATGGTGTAAGAGGACCTTCCAGAACTTCTGCTTCGCCGTCATCACAAATGGGATCACCCTGCGTCAGGTGCCAAATACCGATTACGGTCTTACCCGTTTCAAGATCTTCCGTTTCTCCATGGGTATAGTAGGCAACCTGAACTCTGCCATTGTGCTGTATCCAGTAAAATCCCTCTATCATGCCATTCCCTCCCTCACTGTGAGGAGAGTCTAGCCATTGTGGTTACGGGCTGGTGTGAGAAATACTTAATTAAGAATGAAGCGATGCAATAGTCCGCCATCGAGGATTCGAACCCCGAACCACAGAGGTAGAAGCTCCGTGCTCTCTCCGGTTGAGCTAATGGCGGAAAAAAAGACCAGCAACGAATGCTGGTCGTAAATGCCGTTGTATACACATTGGGCGTTTGCCCGCGTCACTCTAATTATGTTTCAAGATCATTATAGCACTCTCCCAAGCGACGGGATGGGGAATGCAGGCAATAAAAAACCCCGCCAAAGCGAGGTTTCAGAATTTGTTTGATAAAGGCTTTTCGTCGCTGCCATCGTGGCGCAGCTCTGCCAAGCATGAATGGATTATTCATTTTTCTGGCCCGTTTTCAACTCCTTCTTAAAAATATTTAACATACATCTCACTTTTGCTCGGCTTCTATCTGTCGGCGAACAGCCAGAAATACCTTCGCCTGGAAGATTTCAAGGCACCAGCGCACCCGCTTACGCGCTTCTCCGTCAGTAAGCCAGGGGGCCACGTGCTGCAATTCCCGGGTGATGTCGGATATCTTCTTGCGGGTGGTGTAAAACTGCAGGCCGACCACATAAACCGGATCGCGCTGGTCAAAGGTTTTCAGCATGATCTGTTCGATAAAGTCGGCATCATCATGGCGCTCGCTCTCTTCTATCAATTCAGACAGGGTTACCGGCCACAGAATGGACCGGGCGCGCAATGCTGCCTGTACGCCACGGAACCCCTCTTCCCTTGCCTGCCCCAGCGCCTCAGTAATGCGCGTAAGCTGAGTGTCTGACCACTCTGATTGCTTTACCTCAGACCAGAACTGGCTGCAGTTCTCCAGGCGGTATTGCGCGCGGGTTTTACCGCCTACGCATTCCCCCCAGACCGTCAGCAAGGATTTGATCCAGGCAGACTGAACACTTTTAAGAGGCGTGAACTTCCCGAGGTAACTTTTCCTCGGTGCTGCAGCTGCTTTACCCAGACCTTCGATATGAATGCGGCGTTGACGTGGTGTCATCCTGTACTGCTCCTTAAGCCAGAACGCCGAGCGCAAAGGCCCGGTCCAGCACTCTGATTATCATTTCCGGCTGAGTACCGTGCTTACGCTCGAATTTCACCGGATCGTTATGTAGTTCGGTATGGTGCTGGCGGCACAGGGGGATCACGAGACTGTCGTGCGCCTTCGTTCCCATGCCTCCCTGGCCCCAGCCGATGAGATGGTGTGGATCATCTGACGGTCTGCCGCAGCACTCACAGGGCTGTGTCTTAACCCATGCCAGGTATTTGGGTTTATCCCAACGGGTCCGCTTTGGCCGCTTCATCAGGGTCTGCGGTGATTCTGGATCCACAAGCACGCCCACAACTGGCTTAATGGCTGGTGGAGCGCCTGCAGGTGTTGCAGGTGCTGCAGGTAGCGCGCGGGCCTTGTCGGCGATGATGCTGGTGGCCGGTACCGACGGTACGATCTCGCTCTCGCGGTACGTTTGTTTCTCCGCCGGCAGGCGCAATGCATCTCGGGCAACGGATTCAGGCAGCGCGTCGGTGACACCGGCACGAACAGCCCACCAGCACAATTCAGCCAGTGATAGTTCACGGGCTTTGTCGAGCGCCAGCGCTACTCGGGCGATGTCCAGCACCCAGTCGATGACGTTCTGACGCGCCAGTTCCGCCAGACGTTCGGTGTACTGCTCGCGCAGCCGGTTGTCGCAGTGGCCACAGAGAAGGATCGCGCCGGGCTCGTGCCGCATGGTGGTCAGTTCGTGATAGTGGTAATTGCTGTGCTGGTACTGGCAGGTGCCGCCGCCGTGGCGCAGCAACCAGTATTCCAGGCCAGCCAGCCCACCAGCAGCGGTGATCACCTTTTCGTGGAGGAAGAACGGACGCAGCGCCGGGTTGGCCGCCAGCGGCTGGCGAAGGTCTGGCACTCGCCCGGTCTCAAAGCTGGCCATGCTGGCAGGCTGGCTCTCCACCAGCACGCGCCCTGAGATGAACATGGGCATCAGCTCGCTGCCCGGCTTCAGCAGCACAACGCCCAGCTCCCGGGCAATAACCGGTTTCAGCAAGGCGCGCATCAGTCGATCACCCCGATGATGATCTGCCCTAACTCACCCCAGCGCTTCGTCACGCGGGAATCCCAGATATGGGCGTCATCCGCATAGATGGCATCCATCAGGGCCTTCTCCAGGTTATCTTTGTCGGGTTTCTGCTGGTGCGGTTTCCCTGCCATCTCCTGGCGCTTCTTCTTGCTCCAGCTCGGGGGCATCGGGAGGATGAACGTAATGTGCGCGCCTGCTTCCGGCAGTTCGACGCCCAGCAGCCGAACGTGATCGCAGAATGCACGGTACCGGAGAACCTCCGGGCGCTTTTTCCACTTATCCGCCCTGGTCATTCTGGGTTTGCCCATCGGGGTGATGTTGTAGGTCTTCACGATTCCCTCCAGAGCTTTTGCTGGAAGGTCTTATCCTGACGCGGGGCTCTGTTTGCCTCGGGCAGATAAGCGGTGAGCGTCCAGTGGATGAGATCGAAATCAAGGCTGCGCACAGTCCGCACGTCATTAGCGCGATAGCGGGCCTCGAGCTCGTCCACTTCTTTCGTCGTGAGCTGGGTGTGAATGAAGCTAGTTTTCTTCATGCCGTCACCAGTAAGTGCGCAGGCAAAAAGAAATCGCTGATTCCGAAAGGAACCAGTTTAAGTGCTTGTTTGGAAGGTTTTTGCGCCATGGTATCTCTCCAGTGGCGCAGCAGGTATAGGTTGTTCAGGCCTATGACGGGAGTTTAACAGAATTAAGCGAAACACGGTAACCTGCCCGCTCCAGCATCTGCGTAAAGAGAGTTGGCGACCCTACAATCTCATCATCCAGAAGCGGCGTAAACGACACCACATCACCTCGCCTGTACATCAGCGCACGGTCACATTCAGGAAATGAGTGCAGTCGTGCAACGATAACCCCATCGTGACATCTGATGACTGCATAACCCTTTTTTGGAAATTCTTCTTTTTGTTTCACCAAACCTCCCCTTCCACCCAGGAAACTAATTACATGCTGAATTAATAAAACCAGTCGTCAGCGCTTTCCCAGGTCTGCTGGAAGATCTTTTCTACCTTCTTCTTCGCGTCCTTTTCACCGCCCAGAACACTTAACCCATCTGAGCCTGTTCGTCGTATAACCAGGGTGCAATCGCCTACCTGATCCTGCAGTCGTGTTAACAGTTCTTTTTCCAGAGCCGGGACAGCGCCCTTAGGAAGTTCTTTAGTTCTATCAATGCTTAACTCAACTCTCATAATAGCCTCCGCTGCATTAACTGTATGAATATACAGTATACCTATGGGCCGTTTTGATCAATGCTTTAGGCACACAAAATGCCGATAAGAATTATGAAAAATGAGAGCATAAGCCCGCTTGCCGCACTGTGTGCAAAGCGCTCGTTTAAGTCTGTAAAGTTCAATACGCCCCAACAGAGTCCCGCTTACAAGGGAAGAGTAACTTCCGTTTTGTGCCAGAAGCGGACGTTGATAAAACAGCACTCAATCAGTTAGTGATCATGACCAGCACTCCGTTGATTGGATAAGCGAAAAGAAACCTGCATATTTTAAGATGTGGGCTAATTGCTTTTTTAAAATGTTATAGATTGAGTTGGTGCTAATAAAGTAGATTAATTACAGGTTAATTAGATGGACGGTTGCTTGAGGCAACTTCCCTTGTTGCAAACTGAACTTTATGTTGGGGATTGGGATGGGACGGAGATCAGGATTTGAAGGTTTTATACGTGCTACAGGCAGAGCCGTAGCAGCAGCAGAGCGTGAGCGTAAGAGAGCAGAGCGCCATCAGTTTGCCGAGGCTCGCCGAATAGAGCGCGAAATAAAACGTGATAATGCTCAGAGACTTCGCGAGCAAAAGGAGGCTGATAAGTTAGCAAAAGCCATGTATTTGGAAGAACGTCAAGATGAAGTTTCCGATCTTAACGCTGAGCTGAACGAGACTATTTCCGCGCTTTCAACACTTCTGGAACATACTCTCGAATTTGATGATTCAATTGATTTTTCGGCGCTGAAAAAACACCCAAAATTCGAAGACTTCAAAACACCTAAGCATCTCTTACCAGACCCGGAGCCAGAGATAAAAGTTGTGCATGCTCCAGCTGCATGGAAGACTATTTTCCCGTGGGTAAAGAACAGATATTATCGAGAATTGCAGCAGGCAGAAGAATCTTTCAATAAAAGTAAGGAAGATCATTCAATTAAACTTTTAAGCCAGAAAGTTGAGCTTGATGCTTTAGTTGCTGATTATCAGGCCCGAAGAACTGCTTACCTCGAAGAAATAAAAAGTCAGCACGACGAAGTTGACCTGTTTGAGCAAGACTACCTCAACTGCGATCCTGACAGCGTGTTGGCATATTGCGAAATGGTGTTGACACGGTCTGAATATCCTGAGAACGGCTTCCCACAAGCCTTTAGGTTGGCCTATTTACCTGACAGTAAGGAGTTGTTGGTTGAATACAACTTACCTGATATTGCAATAGTACCGCGCGAGTTGGAATACAGATATGTCAAAACGAGAGATGCCATTGATGCCAAGGCGCGAAAGATTGGCGAGATCAAAGAACTCTATCAAAACATAATCGCCGCGATCACACTCCGCACAATGCATGAGCTTTTCGAAGCTGACAAGGCATCTGCTTTAACATCAGTTCTTTTTAACGGTGTAATCGAAACGATCGATCCTACAAGCGGGCATGACACTAAAGTCACATTAGTATCTGCCCGTGCTTACAAGGACGATTTTATGCAAATAAAACTCGAAAGGGTCGAAAAGAGTGCATGCCTTAGAAGTTTAGGTGCACAAGTTTCAGGGCGGCCAGATGAACTTCAGGCAGTAAAGCCTATTATCGAATTCAACATGGTTGATAAACGCTTTATTGAACAAGGTGATGCTTTATCTGCCCTTGAAACACGACCAAACCTTATGGAACTTTCACCGTCAGAATTTGAGGTATTAGTATCAAATCTTTTCACCCAAATGGGACTAGATACCAAACTCACCAGAGGTACAAAAGACGGTGGCGTTGATGCGGTGGCATTCGACACACGCCCGATACTCGGTGGCAAAGTGGTGATTCAGGCTAAGAGATATAAAGACACTGTCGGTGTTAGTTCTGTAAGAGATCTTTATGGAACAATGATGAATGAAGGTGCTAACAAAGGTATTCTGGTGTGTACAAGTCAATACGGTAAAGATGCATATCGTTTCTGCGAAGACAAACCAATCGAACTCATAGATGGAGGTGGACTTCTCTACCTCTTAAAAGAGCATGCTGGGGTATCAGCACGTATCAACCCCAATTTTTAATTACTGTTCCAGACTCGGTCTAATGTTTATCGCGAATGTTTGAAATTAGAAATTCAGCACAAGATTTCTAGTCGAATAATTCAAGGATATTAACTTAGGGCAGAATTTCCTGCCCTTTTTGTTATCCCATTAAACTAGCCTGCGCCCCGTTGATTACTATATCGCAATACCTGTAAATACCCCTCAAATCCGCATATTCTCTTTAGAGAGTAGATAACGCTACTTTGGAAGCGAGCATGGAGATCTATGTGCCTTCGCACATTCCTAATGATTTCAAGATTTAGCGAACGTCCGCTCTTCGCTTATAGCCGCCCTAAAAATCCTTTCCGGGCGGCTTGGTGATAGTTAATTCTCAAGCTTTAGTTTCATTCGCCGTCATACGATGGGTGTAACGCTCCATGTCAAAGTCAATAACTGCCCGCTGGTCGCGAAAGACGCCGCAGCGTCCGTGGCGAATAAGATGGCCCTGCTTCACGGCAGCCCGGATGTATTTCTCGGCAGTATTGCGGTGCAGGCCGAACATGGCGACTACGTCATTGGTCGTAGCATGGCCATGCTTTTTCACCATCTCGATAATCCAGGCGATAAACAGGGTGCGCTCCCTGTGAGTTTTTGGTCTCGGCATCAGTTAAGCCCTCCCCGACATGCGCAGGCACTCTTTACGCCGTTTGGCGATCCGGGCAACTTCGACAGCACTGCAGGCGATCCCGAACATGTCCGAATACACCGCTGCGGCGCGACGCCATAGCCCCTTTTCTTCCAGCGCCTTCGCTTTCTGCTCAGCCGCCTGCATCTTCACCGGGTCGCTTTTCTCCTCCATGCACGGGAGTATTGCATCCGGAATATCGGCGTGCGGCACCGCCGTGTAGATGTACTGAACGCTGTTGCGGGATCGGGTGATCACCCCATCGTCACTCAGCTCGCGAAGCAGTCTGCCTGCTGTTGCACCTGACATATCCAGCGCTTCGGAAACATCGCCGACGGCGCAGTTCGGCTGATAGCGCACAAAAATCGCCACCTGGTCTTTCTGGGTTAATGGTTTGGTCATTGGTCATTACTCGATTTAGTTGGTTAAACCTGCCGCTTTGCGGCGTTTGTACTCTTCCATAAGCAGCTGCGCCGGAGTTGGCCCTGCCGGGTGCTGCGGTGCTGCAAGCTGGCGGCGAATCGGCGGTACCGACAGGCCGTTACTGACATGCTTACTCCATTTCGTTAACAATTTTTCCGCCAGTTTCTTAAGCTCACTTTCGGTCATCTGACGCTCCACGCCCGTTCTGCGCATCTCAATGCAGATGTGATACAGCACCGGCTGCGTCCACGGATATTTGTCGCTGCCTGAAAACCGATAGGACTCATTGCGCCAGCGGCGATACTCACCCATGACACTGTCGGACGTAAGGCCGAAGGCGTTTGCGCCACTTTCTGAAACGAGCGATACGAACTCAGCCAGATCCGGCGGCCACGTGTTCCCACCTGCACAGCGCTCCATGCACTGCTGGCAGACCATCTTGATTTGCTTTTCAGTCATCGAACCTATCTGGGCTATCCAGAGCGCCGAAGGTTCGGCCCCATTCTTCTGCGTCCACCGGTTCGAGAATATTTCCCCCATGACCTGCCACAGGTGCCAGGCCGTTTCCGTCGCCATCAAGACCATTGCGGCGTCTCCACTTTGCGTGGGCTGACTGAATCTGCTGAACAGCCCTGGATGCTGTAGGCTCTCCCCGAACTCCTGCATTGTCCTTACCTCCGGTTTCCGGTTGTTTTTTGGATCTCACCAGCACGATGTGCCGTGCGAATTTCTGTTCCCACTGGACCTGCGTGAATACTTTCCCTTCGGATTCCCAGTACGATGCGAACTCTGCAAGCTCTGTCGGGAGATAAACAGGTTCAGGCAATGCGATCCCCCACATCGCAGCGCGCTGGCGAAAATCTCTGGATGGCAGCCACACGCTGGTCATTGTGAATTTGCCGATCGGCTCATCAAGGCCATCCAGATATCGCGGTGGTGTTGATTCAGTTGGTGGTATCACCCCTCCTGAATTTTTATTTTTTCCTGCGCTAAGAGAGGGGTTTTCTTTTAGATCTGTATCTTTATCTGGATCTGTATTTGTAGTAGCCGTAGGAGCACTACAGTAGTTATCTACGTAGCTACGCGTAGCATCTACAGTCGTTATTTCCCCTGCTACAACAGCCAAAATGACCGCTTTAATACATTCGCTTTCAGTAAACCACTCACCCTCAACCCGATACTGGTCAAAGGCGGCGTGGATTGTGGTTTCCGATTTTTCTACGGTCTTTATCGTAGCTACTACGGCCAATTCACTACCGTAGTTCCTACGTAGTTCGGAAAGACGCGCCCATGGATTTTTGGAGTAACCAATTTTTATCAATCCCGAGGCGGGGTTTTTGATAAAATAGACATAACCGTTAAAACCCTTCAGTGAATCTCCACCGGGCAATTTTTTCCCGCGAGGGGAAGTGAGCACTGTTTCGATATCGCGCTCAATCCGCAGGTGGATCCAGCTTTCGCCATCATCCTCAAAGAACTCTGCAAGAACGGTGTGAAGCTCAGCCCAGCGCGAATCCGACACGCGAGCGATCTTCGCCAGCCTGTTTTTAGGGATGGGTCTACCTGTCTGCCAGTAATTGAACATCAGCAGCAGGTAAGCGCCGTGCTCTTCCGTAGACAGATGCATGGTGTCCGCCAGGTAATCAGCAATGTAGAGTTGCATATAGGGCAGCGCTGCCATGTTTACTCCTGTTGCCCGGCGTACCGGGTCGTATGGTCATTGGTCAAAACTCGATTACGTAAAAAGTGGTGCTAATGCCTGAAGGTGGGCGATCATCACGCCAGCTAGTTCCCCTGGTAACAATGCAGCGTTGGCAAGGAGGTTTTCAAAACCCTCCTTCGCTTGCTTCGCGTTCGGCAAGCCCAGCAACTTTGCTTGGTGATGCTCGCCGGTCTCTTTTATTGCATCGGCCACCAGCTCGATATCGGTTTTACCCTGTCGAAGGCCATGCTTTCTGGCGATCTCAATGGGCATTGCCACGCTGATCGCGTTTGCGAGTTGCATGACATAACCCGTGTATTTGCTGGAGTTGGTTTCGTTTTTTAGGTAGCGATAAAGGTTCTGTTTGTTCACAGTGATCCCTCGCCCGCCATCCTTGGCCCATTGCTCGGCCACCAGCTGCGTAACAACGTCCTGCGCCTGGCCCGGGATAGTTGCCTCCCACTCACGAACGGCAGACAGAATCGCGCGATGGCGCGTTGAGTCCCGGCGCCGATGCTCAATCTGATTCCGAGTTTTCAGCGGAGCGGCGTTCTGTCGGTTAAGATGTTCAAACGTTACTGATTGCATGATTAGGCTTCCTTTTGAGGCAAACCATCAGTGGGGTTCGGGTAGAGATCAGGGCGCAACTCGTGCGGAGTTACCTGCCAGTCCAGAGCCCTGCAGGCATTAAGAACTTCAGTGCTGGCAACTTGAGTACGAAACCAGACTGATACTGTCTGCGAATTCTTACCCAAGCGGCGAGCTAGTTCAGACTGACTTCCACACAAAGAAATAATTTTTTGTTGAATAGCTTCGTTCATGGTTCCTCCCAGTTTAGGAATCACATGATTGATAAATAATTTGTCAATGTCAAGAAACTTAATCAGTCACAACTGAAAAGAAACTTTGTATGCTTGCTGATAGGTTTAATTTGGATCCGAATATGAACTTCGAAGAACGACTATTAAGAGCTCTTGAGGAAGCTGGCATATCTCAATCTGAGTTAGGCAGGAGAGTTGGCGTCAATTCTCAAACAGTCAGTAACTGGTGCAATACAGGTAACTTTCCTCGCAAGGAAAAGCTTGCATTATTCCCTCAAGCCCTTGGAAAACCTCTGTATTGGTTCTTTATGACTGATGAAGAAGAGGCTCAACTTAAGGCCACTACAGCCAGCAAAACTGTGTTAACTGAAAAGCAGGCTGCTTTGTTAGAGGTGTTTGATCAACTCCCAGAGGTAGAGCAAACACGCTTCGTTCAGTTGGCTAGTGATCGTCTCGAAGAGCTCGATAGATTTATGGCAGAGTTCTTGAGCAAAAGAAAAATAGAACCGACGCCGAACAAAGACTAAGACAGAACAAAAACGCCGCTTTTAGCGGCTTTTTTTTTGTATCTCGCCAACCTAAAACCTCTTCTAAAACAATCATTGAAATAAAATATGTCATAATCAATTTGACTGATGACAAATTTATTTGTAGTCTGATTTCACAAATTCAGTCATCAAGGCAGGACGCCCACGCAGTAGCTGCCGGCGGCATATGAAACACCGGATGAGATGACAAAAACTAACGCGCAGCAGGCTTTACCGTTCCGTCGGCCAGACGCAAAGGGCAACAAGGAGATAACCATGATCGACTACGCACGTAACCCAGTAAGACAGCAGGCTATTCGCCTCAACATCGTTGAAGTCTTGATCCGCAAGTTCTGCTACTTCATGGCGCAGAAAGGCAATCCAGAGTTCAACGCATGACCTCGTTCTTCGCCTTAATCGTTACCGTCTGCGCCCTCACCGGGGAATGCTCAGACATCATGCTCGGCGTTTATAACACCGAGGCGGTTTGTGAAGCAGCTGCCACAGAGCAGCACGTGAAAGGACAGTGTTACCCGTACAAATCGGCTGACGACCAACAGCCAGCGTTACATTTTTAATCGAGTTTCGACCAATGGCTGTTGCCAGCCTGATGCCAGGTGCACATGGCATCATGATGGTAATCCCGCCATCTCAACCAGACAGGAGTCGATGACCTGTTCTGGTTAAATTGGAAAAGTTCTCTTTGCCCGTCGCCCGTGGCGGGCCTTTTTTCCGGAGGATTTATGTCAGCGAACGAACTGGCATTGCGATTCAGCAGCGCACCGGCAGAGGAGTTAATTGGCATCCTGCCTGTTCTTGAAGTTAAAGAAGCGCTGCGCGGTGAAGTTGAAGAAGACGTTATGGATGAAGTCTGGCAGGAGCACCAGTTTGAAATGGAGGCTGTTGAGGAGCAGACCGAGGAAGCGAACCGCCTGGCTCAGAAGTTTGAACTGGTAGCGGAGACGTTCGGGACGGCGATTAAGCTGGCACTGACCCTTCCATACGGCGAAGCGATTCAGGTTCTGCAGGATGCCATTGAAGATAACCCTGGCTACGGCCGGGATCCGGTGAAGGGATAGACCATGGAATTTGGAATGAAACGAGTCATGGCGTCTGTCCAGGCTGTTGCGGTTCTGGAAAGAATCTACTGCGGCAAGCCAGTGCCCCTCGCCACACTGAGTAAAGAATCGAAGCTCTCAGTTTCCTACCTGGAGCAAATTTTTAAGCGACTGCGCAGCGGCAAGCTGGTCACCTCGCACAGAGGCCCGGGCGGCGGATATAGCCTTCGTGAAGGTGATATCTCAGTTTCAGCAGTCATCCGCGCAGTCAGCAAGATCCCGTCGAATACCACGTTCGACCCGGTGCTTGATGCACTTGATGGAGTGCTTATCTCTCAGCTGGCGAATAAGCCCGGCGCCCAATAAGCACAAAACCCGCGCAAGGCGGGTTAAGTACCCGGTCAGCCGACCAAAGCTTTCCGGAATCGAGTTTTGACCAATGACCACTACCTAAGCAGCGCTCATTAGCTGTTGGGTATCTTACACCCAAACGAGGCTCCAAGATGGAATTTTTTAATCATATTAAGGCTACCCAAAAATCAGGCAAACCTGACGCCGTCTACTGGGGGACATTTAAAACAGAAGCCCGCGCCAATCTTGCACTGGATGTTGCACTCGAAGATGCAGGCATTGAAACTGGCCGCGGGAAAGACTACCTCAAGCCGATCCGTACAGACATGCCGGTTGTGGATGATCTGCCCGAAGAAGGCGTTGTTTGCTTTGAGTTTTGCAAGCGCTACACCCTGGCCGACGACCAGCGCACCTGGAAGGTGATCCCCGGCGCCGCAACTCAGGGTGAAACCACCCCCACCCCGGTGGTCACCAGCGATGCAGATCTGCCTGCCGCGCCTGTAACTTCTACTGACACAGCAGTCGCCGACAACACCTCCCTGCTTGAAAATCGCACCCCGGCTGTCCGCTTCGCCGTCCATCTGTTGGGTGACAAGTACCTTTCGGAGATCAGCCAGGAGCAGCAGATTGTCGCCAACGAACTGGCGACCGATGAGGTGAATGCTTACTTCCAGAACATGCTGCAGGCCAAAAATGACGTTGCTGATATTGGCGATCTCAGCCTGCATGCTGAGTGGAAACTGGTGCAGGCCGTCAAAGACGTTTTCCCGCAGGACAAAGAACACGAATCCGCGCTGCTGGCTGCCTTCATGTCGGGCTGGATTAAAGCCGAAGATCGCAATCAGCTGGTTGAGGACTGGAAGAGCGGCAAGCTTCCAGCCAGGGATGAGGCCCCTAAACCCCTTTATGAACATGGCCTGCAGATCAGCGAACACGATACCGGAGGAGCCCACTACCCCGTTTGCAAAATGCCATTCCGCAAACAGCTGCTGGCCCAGCTGACGGTGGACGAACTGCGCCACCACATCACCCGCAGCGAGAATGCGGAACTGCACGCGCTGGAAATGGATACGGATAATGGTTATATCCAGGATCTGCTGCTCGCCGCTGAAAATTTCCCGGAAGTTAAGGCTTTCGATACCAAAGACCTGTGGCGTTACACGAACGCAATTCGCAAAGTGTTCAGCATGGATAAGCGCCATGAGCTGGGCCTGCTTTTGCAGTTCACAAAGGCCTGGGTAGCTACCCCATATATCGACCGTGGGATCCTGACGCGTGAATGGGCTGCCGGTAACCGCATTAACCTCGTGCAGCGCACCGACGCTGGCACCAATGCCGACGGCGGGTATGTAACTGATCGCGGTGAAGGCGCGCATCACACTCTGGAAACCCTCGATCTGGAGATCGCCAGCGCCCTGCTGCCGATGGACTTCAACTATCGTGAAATTCCGGTGAGCATCGCACGCCGCGCCAAAGAAATCATCGCGAAAAAGGAAGAGCCATGGAAATCGTGGAGCAAAATCCTGCGCAACCAGCCCGGCGTTCTGGCAGTGAACCGCGCGGCCATCTTCAACCTGGTGCGCATCGCGCCGGAGAATATCCACCTGACGCCTGCTGCTCACCTTGAGTTCGTTAACCGGACAATGACGGCTGAATTTAATTCTGCAACCGAACTGCTGCCGATCCAAGCAGCCTCCGCCGCTCCGGTTGTGAATGAAATAACCATCAATCCTGCAGATGAAAAATCTTCTCGAGCCCCCCTCTGCACTCACGAGGAAAACCTGAAACGCGTACGTGAAGAGGGAGCACGCCGTCGTGCGGATGAGGCCAACAGTCAGCCGCAGGTCGCGAACCTCGGCGGAGGCGTATTCGCCATCGATGACCTGATGAACGAAAAACAATCAGAAAATGATGACCGTTCATCGGTTAATGAGGAGACCACCAGCGATGTGCAGATGGAAGAGACTGACCCGACGGAAGGAGAAAATATTGGCGCGGTTCCACCAGGCGAAAGCGCTGATGCAGCTGATCCGCAAACAGATGCCGTAGCTGAGACTGTTTGCACCGGCTGTAGTGGCTGCCCAGACTGTGGCGCCGTGGCTGGAGACGCAACCTATGCAGCGATGGAATCGGGTCTGAAAGAGGAGCTGGGCCCTGATACCTCAAACACGAAAACCATGTTCACGCACCTGATGGTGGATCTCGAAACCATGGGCAAAAAGCCGGGCGCGCCGATCGTTTCAATCGGGGCCGTATTCTTTGACCCGTCCAGCGGGAAAACCGGCGCTGAATTTTACCAGGTGATTAACCTCGAATCGTCGATGTCCTTCGGTGCCAGGCCGGACGCCAGCACCATCCTCTGGTGGCTGAAGCAATCATCGGAAGCCAGATCTGCAATCGTGGTGGATGATACGGTCGGTCTGCTGGAGGCACTGGAGCTGTTCCTCGACTTCATTGCTGAAAACGCGGCTAACGGCTCGAGGACTGTTCAGCTCTGGGGGAATGGTAGTTCGTTTGATTGTTCACTTCTGGAGGCAGCATTCGAACTGGCCGACACGCCATTCCCGATCCCGCACTGGAACTACCGTGACGTGCGTACCGTCGTCGAACTGGGCAAAGCTGTTGGGCTGAACTCTCGTTATGAAATCCCTTTTGAGGGTGATCAGCACAACGCTCTGGCGGACGCCCGTCATCAGGTCAAATACGTTTCGGCTATCTGGCAGCGCCTGACAGCAATCTGATTAGAATATTTCAGCCAATGGCCTGTTACTGGGCCATTATGAGGTAAAGCATATGATCCAGATGTTAACTCTCGAAGAGTGGGCCGCTGAAAAATACAGAAGCAACCCTCCAAGCGTGTCGACACTTCGACGTTATGCGAAACAGAACCAGTTCTCTCCACCAGCAATGAAGCAGGGCCGCTTATGGCGCGTTCGTGAAGATGCTGAGTTGGTAGGTGAACTGGCCGCACCGGTAGTTAAGAAGAACGACTCCATATTGCTGCAAAGGATTTTGAACGATGGCTGCCAGACCACGTAAAAACAATGTCTCTGTTCCGAACCTATACCCTCTCTACAGCAGGAAGGTGAACAAGGTTTACTGGCGCTATAAACATCCAATCACCGGCAAGTTCCATGCGCTGGGCACCGACGAATTGGAGGCTATTGCGATTGCTACTGAGGCAAACGCGCGCCTGGCAGAACAGAGAACCCGGCAGATTTTGGCAATCAGTGACAGGATCGCCACAAGCAAAGGCAAAGCGATCACGGTTTCAACATGGCTCGACCGATACTGGAAAATTCAGGAAGAGCGCCTGGCTTCAGGTGACATTAAATTAAACACATTTAAACAAAAAAATAAGCCAGCGGCTCTTCTGCGTGAACGTGTTGGTATGAAATTGTTGCCATCCGTTGATGTACGCGATATCGCCCAAATTCTTGATGAATATATTGCGGCGGGTCAGGCGAGAATGGCTCAGGTTATTCGAACCGTTTTGGTCGATATATTTAAAGAGGCGCAACACGCAGGTGAAGTTCCCCCGGGTTACGATCCTGCATCAGCCACTAAAAAGCCCAGACGTAGAATCACCCGGCAGCGACTTAGCCTTGAGGAATGGCAGCGGATATTCGAGATTGCAGACGCAAACCACCAGTATATGGGTAATGCTATGTTGCTGGCTTTAGTAACCGGCCAACGCCTAGGTGATATTTCGAGAATGAAATTTAGCGATGTCTGGGATGACCAGTTGCACATTATTCAGGAGAAAACGGGAAGCAAAATCGCGATCCCGTTATCGCTCCGCCTGAACGCCATTAACTGGAGTTTGCGGGATGTTATATCGCGCTGTCGGGATTACGCGGTAAGCCCTTACCTCGTCCATTTTTTCAGGGCCACTTCGCAAGCAGAGCGTGGCGCCCAGGTTAAAGCGAACACGCTCACAATGAATTTTAGTAAGGCCAGGGATAAGGCAGGGATCGACTGGAGGGAAGGAACGCCGGCGACATTCCATGAGCAGCGATCGCTATCGGAACGTCTTTATAAGGAACAGGGAATTGACACTAAAAAGTTGCTCGGTCACAAGTCACAGCAGCAGACCGATCGCTACAACGACGACCGCGGGAAGGACTGGACGACAATCGCGATATAG